TCAGTATCAGTCTGCGTGAATGTGTAAGTATCTTTCCAACCATCCATTAGGCTACCTCATCCATGTTAAAGATGTCATCTTCATCGCTTGTGGTAATTTCGTACTCTACCAACTCTAGAATACCTACGTTCTTAAGTCGTACACCAGCACCGTTAGAGTATGTCTCAAACTGAACCATAGCCCGCGTACCGTTACCAATCAAACCATCATCCTCGTAAGACCACCATCGCTTGTTCTCGTTACCCTCACGAAGGTCTACAACACCCGGTGCTCCTCCGTAGTTAATAGTGACTGGTCCGTTCTTATTCTCAAAGGTCTTCTCGTTATCAGGAACAGGACGCTTAAGAGACATAAACTTGCCAATGCCAAAGGCTTCATTACCCTCTTTAATACGCTCACTATTCATTGGTGATGGGTCAAGTCCCTCTTCCAAGAGCTTATCAATCTGATCTTGAGAGGTGAAGTAAGCATTGACTACGTATTGCCCACCCTTATCAGCGATACTCTTTTGTGTCTTGTTTCCGTTAGGGTCTCCCATGTCTGCATTTTGGGGGAAAACCTTAGCATATTCCAAGACCATTTCCATTGTGTATTTAGGCATGTGTATCTCCTTTTGCCCTCTGTACTAATATATAAGTTCATTTTCTGGCGATTCTCACACAGATAGTGTATATGGCGAATCAGTGTTGCTTTTGAGTCACTTGTTTAAGTAGGCGGTGGGAAAGGGATTCTATTAGTGTACTGCTGCATAAGAGTCCCCATACTGTTCTTCAATCTCAATAGTCACATTCAGCTTAAGTTTCTCATTAACCTTAGCCATTGCTTCATGTAATATCTTACTTACACGCTCTTCATCTCCCTTTTTAACATTGAATAGGACTTCGTCATGGTACTGCATACTGATGGTAAGACCCATAGCCCTACAGAAGCCAACCCACATATCAAACACATACACACCCGTAGACTGGTTTGTAGTTGACCAACGATCCTTCTCATAGCGTAAGTTATGGTAGAACCCACTGACAGAGTTCTTGAGCCACATAGAGCCATCCTTTAGCGTCTTCACGTACTGGTTTTTAGCTACCTTCTTCACAGCCCAGTTACGGTCCCAGTAAGCGTCTATGAGTGCCTTAGCCTCTCTCTCCTTCATCCCAGTCTCACGAGCCAACTTAGGTGCTCCTACGCCATATACACAGCTATAGTTTGCAGCTTTGTACTTACTGCGAAGACTCTTCAGGTTAATCTCACCAGTGTTGTGCTTGTCAATGTCCTCCTGTGTTACTGCCCCTGCATGTAGAGCCAAGTCCAAGTGTGCGTCATAACCATCTCTAGTCATGTCTTCTACAAACTGTGGATCAAGAGGTTTGATGTAGTGACGCTTGGTCATGTCCTCCAAAGAACTTACATCAGCACCAACTAGGACATTCTCCGCATCTTTTGCGACGATACAACCCCTAATCTCCGCACCCCAACTAGCCTCCACACCGGGTAGGTTGACCACAGGCGCTCTGTGCTGGAGCCTGAGTGTGTTAGTAAAACCTCCTGCACTAGCCACTACCTTACCATTCTTTTCATTGTTTAGGAAGCCCTTGAGAACTCCTATGCGGTGACTAATAACCGTTAGACCATCAAGCATTTCAATGGCAGGGTCTTTGGATACCAACTCTCGAACACTCTCACACAAAAGACCATTCTTACGCACTTGTTCAATCTTACGCTCTTCTCCCGTATTCTTGTTACGGATGTACTTCCAAGTCCGAGGCTTCCAACCTAGAGAAGATAACCAAGACTTCACTTGGTCTGTAGAGTTAGGGTTACCGTCCTCATAGCCATCAACATAAGTCACAGGTCCAGCAGTGTCGTCTGGTAACTTGAGTTCCCTAAGGAGGTTAAACCAAGTCTCACCGTGCTTACTAAGGCTACCGTCAGCTTTGTAGATTACCTTTGGCTTCTCCTTTTTCTTCGTGATAGGATTCTTAGGCATTGCCTCTTTAAGTGCTTCTGTCTTTTCCTCCTTCATAGCTTCTAGTTCACTTAGGTGTTGTTCGCACTTAGCTACATCCAAAGTAAGTGGGTTAGCCTCTTGCTCCCGCAAACAATCCATCTTGAAAGAGAGGTACCTTATAAACCTTAGAATATCACTGTTCATTGTCACTCCTTAATAGGTGGTTTATACCAAAAACAAGCACTAGAGTAATCACTCCAAGCGATAGATGCTTCTTTTACACCCAAACGCTTAGCCCACTCTCTAGCACCCTCATGGTCTTCTTCACTGAAGTGTCTGTAGCAATCACTACGAGTACAGTCAGAGGAACAGAAGGTCTTATCTTTGTAGCATAGTGCCATTAGTTGTATATCTCCTCAAGTCTGTTCTTCATTTTAACCCAAAGCCTCCAGTTTATTGCGCAGTCAGCTTCACACCGATGAGCATATTCCTCGAAGCTAAGGTTCTGCCAGTCTTCTACATGAGGCTTGACTACACCAAGGTCTCTTCCCCAATCAGCCAAGCCATGACGTTGCCGCTCAGGATAAAGGTACCAAGACAATGCTAGAGTATCTGCCCACTTCGTGAAGTCCATAGGGATACCAAGGATACGATTAAACACTACCATATCATGTCGGATAGAATTATGAGCCACAATCAAGTCTGCACTGTCTAGGACTGCCCTCATGTCATCGTAGTCACCTGTGCTGTGGTAGGTCTCTCCATCTGTTGTGTAGCTTAGAACGTGTAGCTTTGTACAGTCATAGGCAAGACCATCACTTTCTGAATCAACCACTAGAATGCTCAAGATACTGCCCCTTCCTGTATTTGTAAGCCTCGCAAAAACCATCAAACCTTTTCATAGGGCCGTTCCTTCCCGTCCTAGAATACCATTTACTTCGCTGTTTATCCCAGTAGATACCCTTTAGCAGTGGTGTGTCCATGTTCAACAAGTTTTGACTGCGGTTAAGCTCACGGAGGTTAACAATTCGGTTATCCGACCTGTCTCGATTAATATGGTCCACATCATTATCTGGCCAACTCCCATAGTACAGAAGCCAAGCCAACCTGTGTGCCAGAACTTTCTTTCCAAAGGGTGTAGAGATATAAGTATAGCCGTTCTTATTCGTCCACCCCACTTGTTCACCCCTCATAAAAATAAAACCACTTTCGGGGTCATACGAGTACGTTTGCTTTAGCTTATCCTCAAAACGGGATTCCATCGTCTCTTTCCTCTACCTTTGGTTCCTCTGGACCTTTATACTGTTGAACCATAGTGGTGTCAATATCATACCGAAGCATGCCTGCTGGCCCTGTGTTGGCAAACGGACGGTTCTTGGTGATCGTCAAGTGAGTAGTGTTCTTTTCGTCTTGATCTTCGGCTAGTTTGTCGCGCTCTAACTCTAGGATCAGGATAGCTTCCTCCTCTACGGATTTCGCATACTTCACATGGCCGTCATTATTAACGTGAGAGATACAGATAATCCCAACATTCTTACGCTTCGCTAACTCCACCAGCTTAACACCCAACTCAGTCAGAGCACTTGTAGCACCATCCACACCGCTCAAGTAAGCAAGACGCTGTAGGTGGTCAATAAAGATGTAGTCAGCACCATAGATCGTAATAGCGTGTTTACATTGCTTAAGCGTACTCTCAAGTGGATCATGGGGGTCAATGTCAAAGGACACAAATTTCTCATCTCCAACCACATCAAGCAGAGCTTCCTCAAACTCCTCATCACTAATGTGGTTTAACTTCTGATCCTCTTCAGTGTTGACGTTAAACCCTAGTTCATACGTAGCCATCCCTCGTGCTGTTGTAGACTTCATCTCTTCCATAGCTAAGTTAGCTACAACCTTACCCTTGTTACGCACTAGGTCGTGTTGTACATATCGAAAGAGGCTTGTCTTACCCACACCCGGTGGTGCCTTGACGACAGTAATGCCCCCCTTGATCCACCCTCGCATAACCTTATTAAGAGCCTCTACAGGTGTCTCTGTGTACTCATAGGGGGTCTCCTCCCTAACAGCCTTAAGCCAGTCCTCAGCACCACTCACAAAGCCTGCTGGAGAGTATTTCTTAGCTGCCCACCATGCACTCTTGTACTCACGTTGCTTACTGGCCTGAAGGAAGTCGTTAGCGTCCTTATACTCCCCGTGGTTCATCATGTAGACTTTACCGGGGAACAGATCGAACATGGTCTCTGCTACTTTACGCCCCGGCTCATCATTATCCAAACTCAGGATGATCTTATCAAAACTATCAAGCCAACCCTTACACTTCTCCCACAGCTTACCAGAAGGACTAGCACTAGGTAGTGAGACTACAGGACTTGTGAACCTATTGTCAGATAGCATTTGGAAGGCAGACATAGCATCTAACTCACCCTCAACTACAGTCACCATCTTGCTACTACCAGCAGGAAACAAATTCATACCAAACAGTTCTTGACCTCGAAAACCATTCTTAGCATAGAACTCTTTAGGCATCTTCCGTACCTTAATACCTCCACTTGGGTAAGGGTACTCCTGACGATCACCGTAGGTCTTTACACCATAGAACTCCATAGAGCCTGTAGTGATACCTCTACTAGCTACATACCTCCCTTCATTCTCTACTACACCATTACAGTTTGTATCGTCAAACACTGGTAGTTCCTCTTCTATAGCTTTAGGTGTAAAACCCTTTGTTGGGTACTCTTCGTCAGCCCACTCAAACTTATCCTCCCGTGAGGGATAACCTCGGTTGCAAGACTTACAATGACCAGTCATCTTATCACTGTTGTAGTCGAAGGCGTCAGAAGAGCCACAAGCAACGAAGGGACAAGGCTTATGCGTTATCTCTGTCAAAACTACACATCCTTTCTTAGTGACTCTTAAGATTCAATCTTAAGATTCTTATCTACATGTAATGTATATACTCTAAGAGATCAATACTTAAGATTGAAAACTTAAGAGTCTTTCTTGGAGGGGGTACTATTATATAAGTTCATTTTCCCCAAGAATCCACATCACATTTTATTTCAAACAACCCGTTCGCCATCAAGACGGATGTTACTTGCAACCTTTGGGCAGTGGTTTTTAGCGATAGCAATCAATGCTTTACGTTGTTTATACGTAGGCATAACCCGATTCACAGCGTGTGAAATAATTGAGATGGTTTGCCCATTCATCTGGTCAGCACCTTCAATGAGCAGCGCCCGTCCTAGTTTATACCAGTTCTGATTTGCACCTTCTTGGTCATCGTATGACACTTCAATGATCTTACCTTTGACCTTCACAGACTTACGGATTTCAACCGACATGTCTTGTGCGATCTTATACTTGGTGAGTTGATTACGGTTAGTCATGGGATTCTCCTTTGTTTTCCATGATAAAGTTGAACTCTTGCATGAGTCTTTCGTCGTCTTCAAACGCTTGTTCAATCCAATCTTGAATCTGAGCCAAGCGCCACTCATAATTATACTGTTCGTCTAGAACAACCTTAGCCATCTGTTGAGCTACATACTCTGTATCTATGTGTGGCCTTTCCTCGTTATCTTCTTGCTGCTTTACGTCTTCCACGTAGTCTTTGTAGTGTTTTCCGTGTGCCTCCTCATAGCCTTTGAGTTTAGCTTCAGCAGCCTCTTTCATAGCAGGTGGTGTAGCAGGGTTCTCTACAAGTTTACGTAGCTTGTTGATCTTCCTACGGTCATCCTTGTCTAACTTAGGCTTCTTTTCCGGTGTAGGTTTCTTCCCCTTTGGTTTCTTGGCGAGTTCCAACACTTCTCGGATACTGGTGCAGGAGTTGAAATCGGACACGTGAGTCCGTTTTACTTCAAAGACCTTTACATAACGTCTGGCATGTCTGTCGGTGAACTCACAGTTATCTTCGATCCATTGCTTCCACTCACCATGTTTGATTTCAGGGCTTGCTTTTTTAGCGATAAGCAGCTCCCCGATCTGTGCAGCCTTGTTCTTAGCGTCTACCTCAAGAGATTGTATCTCGCGGTGTAGCTTGTTCCAAGGCATCTCTAACACGATTATTTGATTCTGTTCCATACCTACACACTTAAAGTTTCCTTTTGATTTTGTCAAGGAGTTCTCGCTCCCACCTAGATATTGTAGTTCCGGTAACACCCATCTCATCACCTAGTTCCTCTCTAGTCTTATCCTCAAAAAACAGGCCACGAAGAACATTAAGTTCCCTTAGGTCAAGTGTAGTTACTGCAACACTCATTACGTGAGCCTCATAGTCATTTTTCTCGTACTCAACAGCATGGTCTGGGATAGCCACCTCTAACTCAGTGATGTCATCATAGTCATTAGCCATAGCGTCATACAGGCTCCTGAGTGTACCATCCTTCACACCCTCTAGTTTGTCCAAGTCTTCTCCTGTAGCTAGTGCGTGTGAGACTGTCCGTGCTGCCCATGTGTTAGGGATACTAACAGCCTTTGACCCAATGTTCATGTAGTCATTCATAGCCCTTCGTGCAGCACCTACGTAGTCCTTCTTGTGGCCTTTACCTTCAGCTTTACACTCATAGCAAGCTACAAGACCTTCAGATACTAGGTCATCATACTCTTGAGGCTTCTTGTACTTCCGTGCGAGTGTCTGGCACATCTTCAACATTTCTTGTTCAGTCATCAGTATTACCCTCTCGTTTCAAGCTATCCAGTGCATCTTGAATATCCCAACCATAAGCAGCACACACGATAATCAACTCAATACCAAAAGCTGCCAGTTTGTCTCTAGTA